CGCTGCAATGGGTGGAGAAGCTGTTGCCGCAGTTGAAGCAAGCCTTGCAACTCAAATCGAGAACGCCAAGAACCCGCCAGTTGTAAATCCACCGCTTCCTTGGAGCGCGTAATGGACATCAACCTTACGTTGAACGTAGACGAGGTGAACGCCGTCCTTCAGACTTTGGGCAATCTGCCTACGTCTTCGGGCGCGTTCCCGCTTCTCATGAAGATCAAGCAGCAGGCTGAAGGCCAACTGCCGCAAGAACAACCCGAAGAATAGGTCTTAGTCGATGGATACAAGCTTCGGCCTTGATACCCTTCTAACTGTAATCGCTGGCATCTTCGGCCTTATTGGCGTGTGGACGCAGTTGAGCAATCGTCTCGCAATTCTTGAGACGAAGTTGGATTACGGCGAGGAAAAGTTCAACGCCATCGACAAGAAGTTTGATGAGGTAATGATGCACCTCCGCCGGATCGAAGACAAGCTGGATCATAAGGCAGATCGGTAATGAAGTGGTTTCTGCCACCCCTTGCGGCTTTGGCCCTCATGGGTTGCGAAGACCGCTATCGTTACGACTGCCAAGACCCAGAGAACTGGCAGGAGGATATTTGCAAGAAGCCCAAATGTGTAGCTATGGGCTACTGCACCGAATGGCTGATAAATACAGGTGAGAACGAAGTTGTCGAAGAAGGTTAAATACTGGTCGCCGGAGGAACTGCTGCGTTTCATCGTCGGCGTTGTGCTTTCGTTTACGCTGATGTTTATTGTGGCGACTGTGCTGTATTCGCTGATATTTGTATCGCAACCGATGGAGGGCCAGTCCCCCAACGACGCAGAATTTTTTAAGCTGATCAACCCGATAGCTACGTTTATCGTTGGGGCATTGGCTGGGCTTATGGCGGGGCAGGGCAATGGCTCTATGAAACCCAAGAAGCCAGACGAAGGAGAAGATAATGAGTTTCCTGAATAGTTTTGAAAGCAAAAGCGACGGCGTGAATGATACCGTTGAGTTTGTTGTGCGCGTGGCCATCGTCACGCTATCGGCAGTTATCCTTGTTGTTGTGCTGACACTGGCCGTAGGTCTATTTGTCCCCAACGACGTGGTTGATAGCACGGCCATCATTGAGATGATTAACCCTGCGTTCCAGACCATCATCGGTGCGTTCGTCGGCCTGCTGGGCGGCTTGAGCCTCAACGCCAATGCGCGTGACAAAGAGCCAGAGGTAGCGCCAGAACCCGAAGCGCCCAAGCCATACAGCGATCCGAACGGCACAGTCTTTATTGATGAGCCTGAAGAGGACGAAGACGACGACATGGAGCCGTGGGAAAAGTATCGCAACGACCTACGCTACGACGCCAACGGCGACGGCGTGGTTGACGAAAACGACTTCCCTGATTGGCGGAGTGCTGGCAAATGAGCCTTGTTGAACTGCAAAAGAAGATAGGAGTAACGGCAGATGGCGCATTCGGTCCGGGTACTTTTAGGAAAGCTGCGGCTTTTTATAAGCTATCACCTGATCGTGCTGCACATTTCTTCGCTCAAACTGCGCATGAAAGCGGCGGCTTCAAAGCATTCTCGGAGAATTTGAACTATGGCGCAAAAGGACTTCGCAGCATTTTTAGGAAGTATTTCCCTACTGATGCAATGGCTAAAGCGTATGAACGCCAGCCAAAAAAGATTGCTAATCGGGTATACGCAAATCGCATGGGCAATGGTGATGAAGCGTCTGGGGATGGCTGGAAGTTCCGTGGACGTGGCGCTCTCCAACTTACTGGAAAAGCAAATTACCAAGCTTTCGCAAGCTACATCGGACGACCCCAAATAATGGATAACCCCGACCTTGTGTCGGGTGAACTGTGTTTTGAGAGCGCGTTGTGGTTCTTCGACAAGAACAAGTTGTGGGGCATCTGCGATCAAGGCGTCGGCGACGCTGCCATTCTTGCCCTGACAAAGCGCATTAACGGTGGCACGCACGGCCTCGATGACCGCAAGGCCAAGACGAAGAAGTACGCCGCATGGCTTTGATGCCTAACTCAATCCTGTTATATGCCGTTGGCGGTGCGCTTATTCTTGGCGCGGCCTCTGGATATAAAGTCCGTGACTGGCAGTGCGATGCCGCATACGCAAAGGCGCTGGAAAAAGCTGAGAAGCTACGGGCCAAAAAACAAGAGGTAGTAGATAATGTTTCGCAAACCTACGAATACGAACGAGATCAAGCCAATGTCGTGGCAACCGAACGAACCAACACTATTCGTGAAATATACAAAACGGTTCCTGCCACCCCTGCTGATTGCGCTGCTCCTGATGCTGTGCGCGGGTTGCTCGAAAGCGGTGTCCGTGACGCCAATGCCGCTTCCTCCGGCAAACCTAGCAGCGAAGTGTCCGACGCTGAGTAATCCGCCACTGGTGCTGATCGACCCTGAACGGGCGCTCTGGGAAGCCGACATCATTGCAAAGTATACGGATTGTAGTGTAAAGCATCGCTTGACAGTTCAAGCATGGGAAGAGGCTGTAAAAATCCCAAATAAGTGATATAAGAACTTTAGTCTTACGCACAGGTAATTAAATGGCGCTTATCCCTATCAGTATCCCGCCGGGTGTTTACCGCAACGGAACCGAACTTGACAGTTCTGGCCGGTGGTATGACGTGAACCTTGTGCGCTGGGTTGAGGGGATGATGCGTCCCGTTGGTGGGTGGCAGGCGCGAACGTCTACGGCTCTGACGGGTAAAGCCCGTGGCATGATTGCATGGCGCTCTAACAACAGCACCCGCTACATCTCCGTCGGCACACATTCCAAACTCTACGCCATCACACAGTCCAGTGTGATCGTGGACATTACCCCTACAGGGTTTACACCGGGCAACGCGAATGCGACTGTCGGTGGCGGATATGGCGTCGGTCTTTACAGTGCTGGCTTCTACGGTACACCACGCCCAGACGTTGGCGTTGTTACCCCGGCCACGACTTGGACGCTGGATACATGGGGCGAGTATCTCGTCGGCTGCTCAAACTTTGACGGCAAGATTTATGAGTGGCGGTTAGATACGACAACGCCGACAAAGGCTGCTGTCGTAACGAACGCGCCAACATCTAACACTGGCGTTCTAGTCACGAACGAACGCTCGATGTTTGCTCTTGGTGCGTCCGGCAATCCGCGCAAGATTGCATGGTCCGATCTTGAAGACAACACAGTCTGGACGCCAGCATCCACGAACCTTGCCGGTAGCCTTGAGTTGCAGACGGGTGGCAAAATTATCACAGCCAAGCGTGTTCGCGGTCAAGTTCTCGTTCTTACGGACATTGACGCGCACGTCGTGTCCTATGTCGGCCAGCCATTTGTATATACATCTGAGTTCGCTGGTCGTGCGTGCGGCCTTGCTGGGCCTAACGCCATTGCCGTTCAGGATAACTTCGCGGTCTGGATGGGTTCGCGTGGCTTCTATATGTATGACGGTTACGTCAAAGCTGTGCCATGCGAAGTGTCGGACTATGTGTTTTCCGACATCAACCAAGCGCAGATCAGCAAGGCTTACGCCGTCAACAACTCGCAGTTCGATGAGGTGTGGTTCTTCTATCCATCGGCCTCCAGCCAAGAGAACAACCGCTATGTGATTTGGAACTACGCCCAGAACAACTGGTCGATTGGCTCGTTGGGCCGTTCAGCCGGTATTGACCGTGGCGTGTTCGCCAACCCATTGATGGTGTCCGATGACGGCTTTATCTACGATCACGAAATCGGGATGAACCACGGCACGGAAAGCGTGTTCGCCGAGACAGGGCCAGTGCAGATTGGACAGGGCGACAATATCTTGTATATCAACGAGATGATCCCAGACGAACGCAACCAAGGCGAAGTCACTGCGACCTTCTCTTCTCGCTATTATCCAAATGGCGATAAGCAGACGTTCGGCCCTTATACCCTGACGAACCCTACATCTGTCCGCTTCAACGGCCGACAAATACAGATGAAGGTAACGGCCACCAGCAACACTGATTGGCGGGTTGGTACGCAGCGGCTTAATGCTATACCGGGTGGGCGTCGATGAAACTAAAACTGCCCCCGCCTCCTGCGCAATATGATCCGCTGTATGAGGCGCAGCGTAACCGCCTTATTGAGCAGGCGATGAATATGAAGTATACGATGGGCGAAGATGTGTTTATCCACCCGCCAGCTAGGTTGATTATGGTTGACGCAGATGGCCATCACGTCGAGATTTATGTAACTCACTCTGAACAAGTCAGAGCGCGGCATGTCTAATGGGCTGTCAATCGGTTTATTTTTGTGTTAATAACGAAGGATTAGGCGGGTAGACCGCACGGGGAATATAATGGCGACTACAACAACCACTGCACAGCAACTCAATCCTTTCATTCAGGATATTCTGGCGCGTAACTATGGGGCCGCACAGCAAGTCGCGGCTATCCCGTATCAGGCGTATCAGGGGCCACGCGTCGCTGGGTTCCGCCCAGCCGAAGAGCAGGCGTTCCAGACGGCAATCGGGGCTGCGACCCAGCAAGTCGGGATGCCGCAACTTCAGCAAGCCACCCAAGTTGCCCAGCGTGCGGCAGGCTACTCGCCACAGCAGTTTCAGCAAGATGTCTCCGGCTTCATGTCGCCGTTCCAGACCAACGTCATCGACGCCACGATGGCTCGACTGGCACAGAACCGCGCCGAGCGTGACGCTGCTACCAAGGCTCAGCTTGCTTCTTCGCGGGCATTCGGCAACGAACGTCGCGGCGTATATGAGGCGCAGCTTGCGGGCGAAGAAGATTTGAATACGGCTCAAACGCTGGCGAACCTGTACAGTCAGGGATACTCGCAAGCCGCTGGGCTTGCACAAGGTCTGCCGGGTCAGCAGCTTGCGGGTGCAGCCGCTCTGTCTGGCTACGGCCAACAGGCGCTTGGCAATCAGCAAGCATACGCCGCAATGCTTCAAGGCGCAGGCCAAGCACAGCG